ACAGGTAAAATGACTATGCAACAGCAGTTCATCGCTTGGGGTACAGGAGGCGAAATGGATAAAGGTGGATCAGTATTCGAAGCTGAATTCAAGATGTGTATGAGCCAATGGAAAGAAAGAAACTTTGAATACGGTATTATTCCATTATTCTTTAATGCATATGCACGTAGAGGGGTTACAGATGAGCACATCAACAACGAACGTAAAGCATATCTATCTCTAGAGGGTACAAAGAAAGGTGAAGTTGCCAAAGTACAGTTCCATCAGCACTACCCAATCACCATAGATGACATGTTCTTGCGTAAAGCACGTACTTTAGTGCCAATTCATACCTGTAATCAACGCCTCGCAGAGATATACGGCAAAGATGTACCCATTGAATACGGTTATTTCGAGCCAATTATGGATATGAGCCAACCAACACCTGACTTACTTACTGATTTTAGGATCATTGGGGCTAGATGGGTGAACACAACAGGACGAGAAGACGTATCTACCTCAGCATTAATCGTACATCACCCACCTGATAACGAAATTTGGAAGAATAGATGGTATCAAGGGACTGACCCCATCAACTCTGAGACAGGACACTCCATGATGTGTAGTGCAATATGGGATGCATTGACTAATTGTGTGTCTTCCGTAGTATTCCATAGGGACAGAAAGTTCAAACAGACCTACTTACAGGTACTATTGCAGAGTTTATACTACGATCAGCAACGCAGAGGCGGTGTAAAAGAGCTAGTAGAGAACAATATCGGTGATATGCACGTCGATTTCCAAGAAATTCACGGATTCAAGCATAAGTTTACCGCAAACTCACAACTTCCGGAATATTTTCAGACTTATGGTGGGAAATGGTTCGGCATTTCCAACAAATCGAACACAGCGCCACGTATAATTGCAAAAACTGAGGAAATGGTTGATGCCTACGGCATCAATATAGATGTACCCTGGCTGTGGGAGCAGATGAAGACCTTTGTTGAGAAGGATTTAAAGAGTTCCACAAGTCATAGACAAACTAGATACCAGGCAGCTGACACTAGGTACGATTATGATGATGCTATATTCGCTATTACATTTGCTTATATAAACGCTCAGGCGCATTCTAGGTACGAACCTGAGAACATACGTAACGAAGACAAGAATACGCACGTAGTGATCAGATATGTGCAGTGTAAGGAGACTAATTTCAGGATGAAGAGGGCGCGCGTGGACTCTCGCACTGGAAAGATCCTAAAAGTATTAGATTGATTCGTAAGATTGAATTTGAACTAGGTCTTTATTGAGGCCTAGTTTTTTATTTTCCCAAACTATTCCATCTTCACCGCTAATCACAACATTGTATTGATCAGCTATAGACCAGAAGTAACTCTTCTCTTTCTTATTCATATGCTTACATGATAATCTCTGATACATAGGCATATCCTCAAGTAATCCTTTATTCATATTAATCCAATACAGATGATATTCAGGAACTCTCCTGTCGTATTCGAATGCTGTATAGGTATAAGATTTGACGATGAAATGTTGGGTCCCATTATTTAGAACCTGCTTTATTTTGTTGCTTGAGTACGAAGAAGAGGTACTCATAATGTGATAATTAAACTCAATTTGTCATTTTTATGAAACAAATATATAAATTATTCGTTACAAAACAACAACTTCAGTTTCTTCTAGTAATTCTTCTAGCGCAGCCTCAAGCATTTCATCCTCATCGGAATAGGGACGGAACCTATTCGAAAGAAAATATTGATACACTGAATCTTCAGGCAAATCAATCTCTGCAAGCTTATAGCCAATGGTCATATGCTGTCTAGCTAAGTACTTTGCGTCTACTACCGTGTACACTTCATTTTTTTCAACCCAACATCCAGCAGGAAATTCTTTTGGCCTTGCTTTGTCATTTACACACACTACTCTAAATTGTTCCATACCAACAAAAATAAAAAGCCCCCCATTGAGTGTGTGTTGGCAGTATTGGAGAATAGGGGGCTAGTATAACCTTTAAATTTTTTCTATGCTTGTGTGCCAACACTCTGCAAATCTAGAAATCATTTTTTAATCTGCAAAACATTTCTGCATTTTTTTTAAAAAAGAAAAAGAAAAATAAGAAAAGAGAAAAAGAAAAAAAGAAGCAAAAAAAGAAAAAGAGAAAAGAAAAGATTAACTATATATTCGTATATACTACGTATATACTCACATATACTTAATCAAAAAGAAAAAGAAAAAACCCAAACCCATAATTTTTGATATAAATTTTTGTTTACATTTGCAGAGAACTACACGGTGTAGTTAATTAATTTTAACCAACACAGACTTCGGTCAGTGAAAAAACAAATTATTATGATTACTTACAAATTACCAGTTATCAATGCGGATTCAGCGTTGATTCTGAACACTCCAGTTGCTGCTACAGACGTAGTTTTAGCTTCAGGACTTTTGAGCATCAAAGACGAGTCTGGTGCTGTTGCTTTGAAAATTAAAGCTTCTGACCTTTTAGGTTTCCGTTACACTGCAAATGCTGCTGGAACTGCTAACGTTGTAGACGTTGCTTTAGCTTCTGTGGCAATGGTTAACAACGGTAACTACGTTATGACTGTTTACGCTCCATACGTACAAAACTTCTTCGGTGGAGGTAAAGAAACAGGTGCTACTTACCAAGCTCGTACTTACGAAGTTGGTGTTGATGGATCTGCAACTACTGCTGAATTAGCTACATTGTTTGCTGCACGTATCAATGCTGACGTTAATGCTTATTTCTCTGCTGTTGTTACAGGTGGAACTACGGTTCGTATCACTGCTGACAATGCTGGATTTGGTGCATTAATCGTTAAAGCTCCTGCTGCTTCAGTTATCACTGATCAAACTGCATGGGTTTCTCCTGCTGGAACACCTGCTCAAGTATTATCTCAAGTTAACTTGAACACTTACGTTACTGCTGCTGGTTACCAAACATACCAAATCACTTACCGTAAATCAATCAAGCATAACATCGTTAACGGTCTTGAGGTTATCAAGCCTGTTGTTGCTTTGGTTTACTTGAATACTGCTGATGCTGGTACTGCTGCAACTGTTACTAAATTGACTTCAATTTTAGACGGTTCTTTCGCAACTACTGCTGCATACTTAGGTTGTCCAGCTGTATAATTAAAATTTAATTATCTTTGTAGGGTAGGTATCAAAAGTGCCTACCCTTATTTTTACTAATTTTATGGCAGAGAAAGAAGTTGAATTGATCATCTTTGGAATGGAGGGAGACGGAGATCTAAGATTAGAATATCCTGAACTAGCTGACGTAGATGAATTTAAAGGCCTAAAGGCGAAAGAGGTAAGACTCTGCTGGTTACTAGGAAACAGAACAAGTCCTATTTACAGTTTGAGCAAAAGAGAGAGAGTTGTTAAAGCTCTTGAACTTACTTATGGTAAGGATTATGCGATAAGAAAAGATTTGGGAGGAATAGTAAACGGAGACCTCCCGGATGAAATTGTTGCTGGCATCAAGAAGATGGAATCTTTTAATCCTGAATACAGATTAAGAGCGAAGTTAATGAGTCAGTATATGTTTGAAGTATTAAACGAAATGATTGTCCTTGACTCGGTAACCTTGGCAGGGATGGATATTGACGAAAAGAAAAAGTACACTGACCTAGTGGTTAAAGTATACGGAGAGTTGCCACAGATGGTGAAGACATTAGAGTCATCATACGGAGCTAAAGTTGTCGAGAGAAAAACTAGAAAACAGGTACTTGTAAAAATTAATGACGTACTGAAGTGATATGAGTTACATGTTTAGCACAGGGAGACAAAGACCTAATAAGTTAACCTCCAAAAAAGATAAAGATTACCATAAGGAATATGCAAAATTTTGCCTTGCCGTAATGAGTAATTACATCTACCGCAGATACATTAACAAATGCTTAATCAACTGGTCTTTCTTCAAGGGGCAAGATGGTCAATGGATATTCGAAGAGGATATCGAGGCTTTCTTCCTAGATGAATCAGGTGATGTACGTAATCGCCTTAAATGGACAAAGAACGTTATCAAGCCAATGGTACAACAATACATTGGTAATGCTATTCGTTTAGGATACGATGCAAAAGCAAATTGTATTTCTGATTTCGTAATCAACAAGAGAGAAGAGGAATTAGCTAAATTGAAATCACTTCAAAAAGTAGCTGATGCACTTCCATTCTTCAAAGACATTATCAAAGAAAATGCTCCTATCGAAGATACAGAGATGGAGACAGAAGAGTTATTCTACAATACATTCGTAGAGAACTATGAAAAAGACATCAATAACTTACTTGAATTCATTGCTAACGAAGTGAATATAGATGAGTTAAAAACTCAGATTACTCGTAACTTAGCTATTTGTGGATTAGGAATATACAAAGGATATGAAGCTAATGACAACTACGCTGCTGAGTCCATCAACCCGTTGTTCTTCTTGTGGGATATGTCGGCTAAAAAACCTGATTTATCTGATGCTGAATTTATGGGGGAATGGTATTATATGGATAGTCCAACTATTTTCGAAAGATACCAAGATTTAACCAAGGATGAGAGAATGGCGATTGAGAATTATTCTAATAATACCAATCAAAATAACATGCATAAAATTGTAAATGGTATCTATACTATCCCAGGTGGTAAAGTTCCTGTTTACGAGGTTTATTGGAAAGATGTTGAGAGACGTGATTACGGTTGGGTTCTTGATGAAGCAGGATATCCATACTACACAATGATCAACAATGAGGATTCAAAATATACCGACAAGGATTTGATTGAGCCTCAGACAGAAGATCACAAAAAGAAAATGGGTAAGAGCAAGAAACAAACAATCTATGTTGACATTCTTCGCTATTGCATTATGATTCCTCAGGAAGAAATTGGTTATGGTGATATCATTCTTGAGTACGGTATACTTCCTTACCAAGAAAAACAATTATACGATCCAGCTAACGTAAAATTTCCGTACAAATGTTATACATACATTTACGATAGAGGAGAGGTATTAACTCCACTTGATGACGTTATTGATCCACAGCGTTTCTTAAACAGAACTTTATCTGTTGTAGAGTCTCAGATGGCTAATATGCGCGGAAGTGGTACAGTTATTTCCAAATCAGCAGTTGATGACAGAGATGGAGAAGCAGATATCATGCGTAACATTAACTCATCTAAACCAATCTTCGTAGATACTGACCGTGTTGGTTCAGTTCAGAATGCTATTGGTACATACGGAACAAACATTGGATCAGGTACACTTCAGATGTTCCAAGTTATTCAGACTGTACAGCAATCTATTCAGGATGTTACAGGTGTGAATGAGGCAATGACAGGAACTCAAGGTGGTGGAGATATGCTAGTAGGAGTAGTTGAAGCTCAAATTCAAAGAGGTTCATTAGTACAAGAACCATTCTACTGGGCATTGACATCTATCTTGCGTCAAGCATACGAGCATATGGCAACTGTTGGTAAAGCAGTATACCATGACAATCCTCGTAAACTAGCGATGATGGTAGGAGATGAAGGTCTTTCAAGAATTACGATTACAGAGGATCATTTACTACAAGACTATAGAATCTTCATTAAGCGTTCAGAAACTCCTGAGCAAGGCTTAAATGCGGCTAATCAGCTATTGTTTACGTTACTTCAAGCAGGAATGATTGATCAAATCACATTCGCTAACTTATTTAACCGTGCAACTCCTGATTTAGTAGCCCAAGCATTACGTCAATACCATAGAGATAAGTTAATGGCACAGCAACAAGCCGACAAAGCTACTAACGAAGGAATGATTCAAGGAAGAGCTGCTCAAGCAGAGATGGCTCAACAACTTCAAGGAGCACAGCAACAGCAGAAACAAGAAACAATGGATGACCAAGAAATGCTACATCAGCAAGAAATGGAAAAAATTGCATTCAAAGAAAATGCTAAGACAGAAAGAGACCTTCTTAAAAAACAAGGTTTATAATAAATTCGTATTTTTGAACCAAATAATAAATAGTTATGGATACTAACTTTGAAAGAGAAGTTGAAAGAGTATCTGGTGATTTATCTAACGCTCCAGCATTGGATCAGTTAGAACCAGAGATGCAAGAACAACTTCGACAAGTTGAAGCATTGGCCGCAATGGATCCAAGCTTCGCAAACTCGACAGAGTATAAAGACTTGATGGCTAGCATGCAACAGGCAAGTTTTCAAGCAGATGAGGAGGAAGATGAAGACGAAGAAGATGAAGACGAAGATGATAGTGACGAGAGCGCAGACATCGATGACATCTTTGGAATCATGGCTACTCCAAAAAAGGGTAAGGAAATTAAACTTAACTTTGAACCACCGAAGGAAATGATTGACCTCATCTCTTCGAAGTTTGGGGTTAATGATGCTTCTAAGTTCTTTTCATCTGTCGATACATGGAGAAATCAGGCCCAAGAGGGTTCTGAAGTAAAGAAAGAGTATGAGGCTTTAACAGCTGACTTACAAGCGATGCCAAGCGATATCCGTATGGCAGTTCAATTGTGGGCAAATGGAGAAGATCACACTACAGCATTTATGTCTTCACAAAGACTGGACTTCTCAGGAGACTATAAAAGTCAAGATCCAGAGAGCCTTGTCCAGCACTATTTTGGAGAGCAGTATGATGAGCTAACAACATCTTTAGAGGATGGAGATATCTCGGAAACTGAGTTCGATAATAGCGTAAGGCTTTTAGCAAATTCAACAAAACGTTTATTCGCTGAAGATAAACAAGCATTAGAAAAAGAGCGTGAGGAGTTCACCAACCGTCAAAAAAACGAGTTTCAAAACTTGAAAAAGACAGCACTCCTTTCCGTAGACAATCTAAGTAAGGCTTACCCAAGCTTCAGTAAGTCCGAAGTCGCAAAGATTAGGACTATCTTGGTTGAGGGGAAAGCGGAGAATCTGTTTATGAATGCTGATGGTACATATAAGGATGATGCAGCAGAGTTAGTTGCATATGCTATGTACGGCAAGAAAATGTTAGAATCTGTTAAAAAGATTGCTGAACGACAAGGTGAGAGTAAAGCGAACCAAAAAATAGTTGACTCAAGTCCAACTGCACTTCGCAAGAATAAAGCTGCTGCTCCTCAACAGGGTGCATTTGCTAAAGAGGCAGGACACTTAAGTGGATTATTCAAAGGGGATCCTTACGCATAGTAAATTAAATTGTAAATTTTTAAACCCGAAGCAAAATGGCTTTATATAATGAACCGAACGTTAAGTTCAACAATCAGAACTACAACTCCGTAGGATCTGAGTACGCTGCATTGTACGGACATGATATTTCATTGTTAGTACAAAAGTTAACTAACCGTGCGATCTTTGACGCTGCTCCTCAGCAGTTCATGGATTTGAAATTGTTAAACATGGTAGCAGCAGAGCAAGTTAATTCTGACGAGTTCTTCTACCAAGAAATGGGTTACCAACGTGAGCCTCTTGTAGCTACAGCTGCATCTGCGACTGTATCTTGGCCTACAACTCAAACAATTTCTGTAACGTCTACAGACAATATCTCAACTAACACAATTATCTCTTACCCTAACGGACAAAAAGGTAGTGTTGTTTCTGTTGATACATCTTTGTCTACAATTACAGTTTCTCCTTACAATGGTGATACTTTACCAGCTGTTTCAACTGATGACGTATTAGCTAACGTATCTAGCGTTGACCACG